ACTTAAACCTGTAGGTATACTAAGGGTAAATGTATATTCAGTACCAGCAGTTAAAGCTGGAATAGGTGTTCCTGATCCAGATAGTTGCAATCCAGTAAAGGTTCCTACAACAGCCATATTAAAATATTGGACAGTTTCCTTTAGAACAAAGGATTTCAGTTACTATTTGATTTACTTTAGTGTAATCATACTGTACTGTTTCCTTGCCCTCTTTAATCATATGCATGTATGATCCAGGATTTGAAGGAGTGGAAACAAAATCCCAACATAAAAGTTCAAAATCATCTTGTACTTCCATTACTCCACCTCTATCTTCTAATGAACCCATACCACGAGAAGAAACACCAACTGTTACTCCGCTTTTAATAAGTTCTTTTAATATATTACCTGATGGGGTGGGTAGTACTTCAATTTTACCCATTACATTATCTCCATCCCAGTTATATTCTGAAATAAGATGGGATACATTTTTTAAATTTACTACAGAAGATTCTGGATGGTCTAATTCGCCCATAGAACGTCGTTGTTCAATAAGTTCATTGTACTTATCCATTTCACGTTCCCATAATCCTTTTGAATAATAACGGCCATTACCATTTTTTACTTCAGCTGTAGCTAATACGCCTTCAACTAATAAATTTGTATTACCCCCACTTATATCCTCAGTTATTTGAGAGGGAGATATTTTAATAGCATGTGTTTCTATTAATAATTGTTTCATGTAGTAAATTTAATAGTATTTATTTTTTACTCTGCTTCAGATGATTCAATTTCATCTACTATTTTCTCTTCGTAGTATTTTTTTTCTGCTAGTTTTTCATAAACTTTTTTCATGCCTAAACTTTTCTTTTCTAAAAGCTTAATTTCTCTCTGCATTTCTTTCATCTTCTTCTTATCAACAAGTTCTGATAGATTTTCATCTTCACTTATTGAATTTACTCTGCTAGATTTGGTAGCAATCTCTTCATCTAAAAAACCTATTTGGGCTTCTAGTTTTACAATATCACCTTGTTTTCCAATTTCAGCTAATTTACTATCAATAGATTCTTTTTTCATTTTTTTCTTATCTTTTAATGCCTTTACCATTGGTTCCTTTGTATCACCATCTCCGTCTACATCCGGATAATCAGGTCTTGCTTCTTCTTCCATACCTGCTTTTTCTTGTGATGCTTCTATAGCTGCTTCTCTAGCTTCTTCAAACTTATCTTCATTTTCATCCATTGGTAATTCTTCTTCCTTATTTTCTTCAGATAAAGAACTCATAAATGTATTTAATGAATTTGGAGATTCAGTTAATCCTTCTTCTTTCATCATTTGCTTAACAACTTCACCTTGTTGCATAGCAACACTGTTAGGATTACCTATAGATACAACACCACCTAATGATTCTTTAATCAATTTTCTTAGTGTATCATCTTTTGATTCTTTTACTGGTTCCATCTTAGTGTCACCATCTTTTAGTTTTTCACTATATCCACTTGCTGAATATTTACCTTCAGCTTTTTGTGTTTTAGCTTCACTATATCCTAAACCTTTAACACCAAATTGACCTTCTTTAACATAGTGTAAAGGGTCTTTTGCTAAATTTTTAATAACCATAGCTTGTGCTTCTTCTATAGTTAAACTTGGGTTATATTTAACTTCTAAATACACACCATTTAACATCTCTTGACCATTGACGTTATTGATATTATCTACTTGAGGAGAATAATCATAATTTCTGTCTTGAGTATTTATTACTTCTTCAGCAGTTTCTTTTTCTACAGCTTTGATTTTTTCTTCACCTTCTTTAGTGTTGATTTCTTTTTCTACTTTATTATCAACAATAGGATTTAAAGATTCTTTACTAGCTTCAGCTAAGTAAGCATCAAACTTATTTTCCCAATCTGCTTTAGGAGAGTTTAAAGTTTCAATCTTAGTAATAGGTTTTAAATCAACCATACCACCTATATCTTCTTTAAGAAGATTTTCTTCTTTAGTTTCTAAAGATTTTTTGAATTTATCTAATAAGTCTTTCATAATTTATTTTTATTGTTGTAATAAAGTTTCAATGTCATTTAAATAATCACTAATTAAATCTGTGCCATAAACGACATCATAGCTATTAGGATTTTCTCTATAATTTTTTACTGTATCTATTTTAGCTAATCTTAAAGATTTTTTTATTACCTCTAGTTTATCTTCAATTTCACTAAACGCTTTAATGCGTTCTTGGTGAAAATTTTTAATATCACTGTCGTCTTCTTTAATAATTAGTTTGTATTTCATATTATAAATATCAAAAAAGATTTTTTACTTCAAGACCAGAACCTTTCTGTACATAGTTACCTTTTTTATCTTTAGGTACTAGTTGGTATTTAAACTGCTTTACATAAGCATTATCTTTAACTCCATCTTCACCAGCGGCAGGACCTGGTCCTAATGTTGCACCTGGGTCTTCAGATTTAGTTTCTTTTATTTTTTTCTTTTTTTTTGGAATTCTAAAAGCATAAGGTGTTAAATAAGCACCTGCGGCTCCACTTGTAGACATTTCATCTACTGTTTTTCCAAATACTAAATAATTAGAGACACTACACGTATCATCTGAACAATGTTTTTTACCTTTAAGCATCATTGGGTTAACTAGATCTAATCCAAACTGTTGTTTCATTAAACCTCTAATTATATTAACACCCTTTTCATCAACAGCATCATACATAGTATCATTTTCGCTGTTTTCCATTGGATAAAATTGTAGTATAGCTACATCATCATTAAAATATTTAGATACCATATCCTTATCAGTAAACTTAACACCAGCATCTACATTAGTAACTAAATTGAATGGTTGGGAAGTTTCTGAATTGAATTCAGCTTGTTTTTGTAGTTTACCTATATCTTGAGATTGGATATTAAATTTATTAGTAAATGCTGCTTCATTAACTGCAAATGTTTTTTTATAAATTTCTGGATAATTTTTTCTAATATGGGTACGATACTCATTAAACTTACTCATAATATCCATTGCCATATCATCAATAGTAGCATCTTCTGTTTTAGATGATAAATCAGTTAATTGTGTTCTTAATTTTTTAAATGTAGTAAATGCTGTATCAAAATTAGGTACTTTTTTAACATCCCAAGAAACAGTTCCTGTTTCTGGATTAATATCGCTAACTGTGGTTTGCACACCACTGGAAGTAGCAATATCACCTATTTCTATTTCTTTTACTTTATACTTGTACCCCATTAGATATTTTGATTTCTTTTACTAGTTCATAATATTGTAGTAAATCAACTAAGTTATCATCATTGATTTTATCTGTTTTACTTAACTCTACTAATAGTTTAGCAACTTCAGTAATCTTAATTTTAGTAGCTTTATCTTTAATATTTTCAGCTTCAGTATTTAAGGAAGATTTTAACTCATTTATTTTAGTATTATAAAAATTTCTCAAACTTGGAGTTGAATCTACAGAATTAATAAATTCTTTTAATACCTCTTTTTGTTCTCCACTTAATGACTCATATTTGTCATTAAATTTTTCTAACAATATTTTATAAGTAAGAGATCTTGTATCCTCATCATATGTAGCAAACTCAAGTAGTACTTCCTCTTTCTTAGTAGAATCTAACTTTTGCTTAGTTAAGTGTTCTAATAATGTAATTTTATTATTCATCAACTGTTCAGTATTAATCATAGCTGATGAGTTATATCCCTCTATTAGTGTATATAAAGAAGCTAACTGCTTATAGTTTTTAATTTTAGAGGCAAAAAACTGATTTACATCATAATGCTTTTGTATCTCATTAATTAAATTATACTTTTGTTTTCTAAGAAAAGTTCTATTAAATTTTTTAGAGTTATCTAATACTGTTTCTATAAGAACTGATGCTCTACTCTCATTTAGAGTGGGTGATTTTTGGATTGACTCATATAACTTGTATTCACGACCTAATTCACTTTTTACAAAGTATTTTTTTAGTAAATCTATAGCGGGAGAGTCAACACCTTTTAAAGTATCAGCAGTAATTTGTCTTACAAGCAATTCAAATAGTATACCTGTATTTTTAAATTTAGAATTCTTAATTTTCATCAAAAAAGTGTATTTAGTTATAAATATTAGTCCTTTAGTTGAGATTCATCCAATAAGGTACTGTCCTTTTTGTCTTGCTCAAATACCAGTTGTTTTTTATTTAACTGCTTAAATATATCCTTATTTTTCAGATATGTAACTTTAGCGGTTTCAAACTCTGATATAGATGATTTATTACTACCATCATTTTTATCTGTATCCTTCATGCGTTTTACACCTAAGGGATCTTTACCAAAGTTATTATCTTGTTTACCTCTACTGGTTATGGAATCTTTAGGTCTACCTAGTTTAGCATCATCATTATATCCATCAGGTACATTACCTGGATCTGAATACATTCTACCTTTACCATATAAGTTAGCTAAATCATGAGGTGTTCCGTATGATTGACCTGTTTCAACTGGATCATTACCTTCAGCTGCTATTTGATCTAATCTAAACTTACGTTTAGCATCTTCTCGAGTTAAAGCTCTATACTCATCATATTGATCCTCACTAAAGTGATAGATATTATGGTAAATCCAATCTGATGGTACTAATCCTTGATCTAATAAAGTTCCAGCTAGTTCAGCTTTGGATTTAAGTAACTCAATTCTTTCTTGATCATATATGATTGAAGGAGTAGTCATTGACAACTCAAAGTTAGTTAAAGTTTCATCACTATATCCTTGTGTGTATAAGTGAACTAAAGCTATTTTGTTTAGCTCAGACAATAATATTCTTTGTATTCTATCTACTGTACGAGCAAATCTAATATCTTCTGCTGCTAGTGTAGCTTTACCTTCTATATTTTCATCATACCCTAAAAATGCTTTTGGTATTTTAAGTGCAGCAAATAGTTTATCTCTTAAATATTCTACATCTTGTATACCATCATAAGATAAACCAGGTGTAGTATCTATTTTAGTAGCACTATCATTTCCTCTAACAGGAATATAAAAATCTTCAAGCATGTTTTGCATGTTATACTTTAAGTTATACTCACCTGTTTTTTCATCCATCATTGGGGCACGTTTCATATTTGAAACTGTTTTTTGCATAAATGCCTCTACCTCATTAGGAGGAATAGAACCTACATTTACATAAAATACTCTTTTTTCTGGTGCGCGAGCTATTCTATGGATTAACATTGCGTCTTCCATTAAAGCATATTGTTTATATAACTTTCTAGCGGGTTCAATATATGATCTACCATATGGTAAATAGTTTACATCTGCTACCATTCTAAAATGAGCCATTTCATAATTATCATATGTTACTCCTCCTCTACTATCATCTGAATCAGGTTGGTTAGGAGCATTATAATAACCATAAGAACTTCCAGCAAAACCATCTGGATTCCATCTAAACTTTACTTCAGAGGGGTTATCTGGATTTTGTCCTTCTACTCTTTCAATATGATATGCTGTATAAGGAATAACATTATAAACTCCAAACTTTTCAGCTATTTCTAACTTTAAGAAAAAATCACCATATTTACACATTTGTCTAACCCACATCCACAGGTTAAATTCAATATTTAAAACATCATAAAATAAGTTGTATAATATTTTTTGAATATCTTCGTTTGAACTTCTAATTTGAAGTACCTCTCCCATATCATTTTTAAGAGTTGATTCATCAGCAATAATATCAAGCGCAGAAGCTATAATAGCGTCTTGGTCCATAACATCATATTCTGAATATAGTTGAGTTCTTAAGTATTGATAGTTAAGGTTAAATTGTGCTCCTAATAAAGAAGTAGGAGCAGTAGAATATACTCTGTTAAATCTATCTACTAAAGCATTAGTTTCAAACTCACCACTTGATTGGATATGACCCGAATCTATGGTTTTTAGTTGATTACCTCCAACGTTACGGATAACTACATCTGTGGAGAATAACTTTTTTAATCTTGTAAATACACTTTTATCAGCCATTTTTATATTTGCTTATTGTTATAAATATTAATCTAATAGCCAACGTATATCTTCTTTACCCTCAGGTGTTGGCATTGAATAAGGGTTTGGTACTGATGGATTAGATCCATAACCACCTTGGTATGGAGTTCTATTAACATGCATATTTTGTAATGCTTGTTTTGTCATATCAATACCTCTTTGACTATTTTTTAAAGCTGTATCCCTAATATACATCCCAATACCAAATGACATTACTAAATCATCATTATAACCGGTTTGTGCTTCAGGTCTACCATTTCTCCAAATAAATGTTTTCATTTCTTCTATCAATCTTTTTGATTGTATAGTTACTCCTTTATCACTTAAATATTCTTGAAACTTACCTATAACCATAGGTCTAGTTTTTGAAGACATAGTGAATCCAGGGGTCATTTTTGAATGATCTTGATATTTGTCAAAATAAGAGTTAACATTTGAATATTCACTTTTTTGTGAATAATAAATGTTATTATAGTTTCTATCTAATACTGTTTGAATAGTAGCCCATCCTATATTTGCATTTTCTATTACTAATAATGCTTCATTATATTCAGTAGCTATACCTACTAATAAGTGACCATAATCTTTAGTACCTATTTGTCCTTTATATTCAGCTACTTGTACATTATTTTCGGTATCCATAACATGGAATGCTGAATAATCTTTACTATCACCTCTTGATACATCAGCTACCACTATATAATCTCTACTATAATCTGCTGTTTCCCATACCCATAGGTTTTGGTCAGCCCCTCTTCTTTCTATAGGATCTTTAATAAAAGATTTTTCATAATATTCTAAGTACTCAGGAAAAAATACAACATCTCCAGATGTACTAAAATCACAATCACATTCTTGTGCCGCTAATCTAGGATCACCTAATAGTTCATCTTGTTTTTTCCTCCATGCTTCATCTCTTTCCGGATGAACATACCAAGGTAGTTTTATGGGTAAAAAATCATTTTCTGATGATTCTGCTCTTGACCAAGTTTGATGAAACCAGTTACCTGTACCATAAGGGGTAGATAATGCTATACATCCACCTCCTGTAGCTAGTGTTTGTTGAGCAGAAGCCCAAATCTCTCCAATATTATCAATAAATGCTGCTTCATCTATTAGTAGCAAAGATACGGCTTCGGATCTACCAGCATCACTAGAGGCTGAAGTTGCTTTTATTTGGGATCCATTTGTTAATCTAAGATTTAGTTTATTATTCTCAGCTGCATCTACTTTTAACCATGAAGGTAAGTTTTCATACATAAACTTTACCTTTGTAACCATGTTTTTAGCAGTTTCTTGTTTTGTTGCTATACAAAGTACATTTTTATCTTTATGAAATGTCATTAACCATAATGAATAACCTGCACCCAAAGTAGATATTCCTAACTGTCTAGATTTTAGTACTATAGAATAAGGATTATCTCTAAATAAAGTTAATACCTTTTCTTGGAATGGGTATAGATTAAACTGAATGCGGCCACGTTGTGGATGTTGTATTTGACAATATTTTTTCATAAAATGTGCTGGATCTTTTGCACATTTAAGATACTCTTGTCTTATGACCTTTTTTAAATCTGACATTTAGTTTCCTGTTAACAACATAAGCACAACAACTATAATACTGGTTGTGATAGTCATTTTATTTTTAAGTTTTTGTTTTCTTAAATCGTTATGTAACTTATCAGATAAATCTTGAAATAACATTACTTGTGAATCTTTTTGAGATACAATAGAATTATAGTTAGATATTTGTTGGGTATTAGTGTTTATAATACTATCCTTCAAAACTATTTTTTGGTTTAAAAGTGAAACTTTTTCTAAGGTAATAGATAACTCTTTTTTAGCTCCATCACCTTCTATAAGATCTTTAATTACTAAGCGTGCTATCTGTTCCTCTAGAGATACTCTTGTTGTATCTATCTGTGAAAAACTTTTCAAGCTCACTATTACTAAAAGAATCAACAGTGTTAACTTTTTCATTTATTCTGTATTTTAGATTACTTATTCTACTATTTCTTAAACCTATTTGTAAGTCTAATTTATTTACTTGTTGGTTTAAAGTATCTATTTTACAATTCAATCCACTATTAATTGAGTGGAGTGAATCAACTTTAGATTCCAAAACTTTTATCTTATTATTGTAATCCTCTAAATAACCTTCATTTTGAGAAGTAGTATATAACTTATAAAATAAAATAGCTATTGTTAGTACACATATGATACTAAAAACATTTTTTTTAAACCACATCCTTTTCTAATTTGTTTACTAGTGACTCTAGTTCTTTCTTTTTAGAAGTTTTTGATTTTAAAGTATCTTTAATCTTTTCTTTTTCAGCTTCATCATCGGCGGCACTATATTTTCTAGCTAATGATTTCATCTCAGTAGTAATATCTTTAAGAGCCTTAGTTGCTACATCAAGTTTTTTAAACTTACCTTTTGAGGCTTTTGCTGATGCTACTGCTTTTTTATCATCCTCATCCTCATCTTCAGATATTTGTCTTTTTAGTTGAGCAGTTTTTTCAAGTTCCTTATTTAAATCTTTTTGATTTTCAACTTCCTCAGCACTAGCTTCATCAACTGGAGAAGATAGGGTTGAAAGGATTTGTTCTTTAATATATGATTTTAATGCTGATGCTTTCATTTTCAATAAGTTTGTTATAAATATGTAGTAGGTGTATTTTCCTCAATAAATGCAACTCTTTCCTCAACTGTTAAACGTGGGGGTATAGAAATTACATTTTTTGGTTCTGTACCATGATCCTTAATCATTTGTTTAATAGTAAAATCTATTTTATCTCTATAGTCTTTATCTACACATCTTACCCCATTATCTTCCAACTCAACGCCTTCCATAGGTATATAAAAGATATAATCATATTCACTAATAAACCTTTTAGCATAACTTTCAAATAACTTTTTATCTTTAAAGTTAATAGAATCTGCTTTAAAAGTAAATGATAAAACATCTATTATAGTCCTATCAGTGATTATATTTTCATTTAATAGCTCAGCACAGCGTTCAGCTAAAAATACAGTTTGACCTTTTAGGGTAGAATCAGTATTAAGTGGTATACCTAAATCACTTAGATATTTAGATCTTTCAGTAGCAAACTTATAATGTTTGAACTTATTTGATTCTTTGAGAGCATCTACAAGTGTAGTTTTACCTACACTCATTGTACCTGTTAGTCCTATCTTCATATATTAAGCAAAAGAAGAAGCGAATAATGGGTTTTTAGCTGGAGGTAGACCTATTCTATCTCGTTGTACTTCTTTCCATTCATCAAGTGGTAAATGTCTACCATAAAGATAATATTCTTTTTTGCCATCAGCTCTAACTATAGCTGGTCCATCCCAATCATGGAGTGTATTGTTAAATGTTTTAATAAAATCACCTTCAGGAGTTTTAAACTCTCTGTAATTCCATTCTTCATCTTTATTTTTCATATAGTTACTTATTTATATTTACTTAAATATACACTAGATATCTTAGATATCCAAATCTTTTAATATATATTCTGCTACATATGTTCCTTGAGCGCCACTAACCGTTATACCACGCGCACTTAACGCATCACCTACAAAGTGTACATCAGGGTATGTATTTAATGCTAAATTAGTATAATCAACGAGTGGTTCGGGTGATAAATACTTAACCTCAGGCATATAAACACCCCAATCATCTTTAAGTGTTGGAAATACTTTTTTCATATCTTCAATAAAATCAATAATATATTGAGCATATTCACCTAATGAATCATGTAATGGGTTTAAATCATCTACTTGTATTGCTGATACATCATTACCTTCAGAAGTTGTAGATGGTTTACGTGTTGGGCTATAATATGTTCCTGTATTATCTATTTGCAGTTTTTTAACAGCATCCCTAGACCAAACAA